AGGGCAATCTAGGTCGCTTGCAAGCTTTATCGTTGCAAGGATCCCGTATGATGGTCCGAGTCGTGTCACTGGTGAACTGCTATACTAAATTCGTAAGCAAACGCTTGACGAAGAAGCAGTGGGCAAAGGAGATGGATTCTATTCCATCCACGGCCCCAGTCTACACCAGTTACATGCCTGGAACGGTGACGCTCCGGGTATCAGTAGACCGATCTCGTCCGAATTGGCTTTCGATTCCTGCAACTAAGAGGAATCCGGATAACTGGGATTACACCTTTCGGCCCCAGAGTTCCGCCTTGTACCCATTCCTGGAAACTACCAGGGGTAGATGGTACACCGTCAACTTCTACCGGATTGCCGGAGTCGTTGGGTCGGGTATGAAAGCCTTGGGAGGACATTCCTCCGACTTTCGAAAGGAAAAGGACGTCTTAAGGGCGGGTCATATACTCCTGAACCAAGAAAGTGGGTTCAAGCTCAGACTCGCCGCGGCTCCGAATCTAGTTTTTCAGCTAGCTACGAAGCCCCTGAAGGATGCAGCTTACAAGCTCATCCGCCAGGACCCTTCATCTGCGGTCTTCGATCAGGAGAAAGGTAGGAGGCAGGTTCAAGAGTGGCTCCGAGAGGGGCACACTGTGTGGTCGTTCGACTTATCATCGGCGACGCACCTCTTCCCCCTTGAACTGCAAACGCAGTTCATGGTGGACGTCGGCTTTCCCGACGAGGACGTATCTCTTTTTGAAGAGATCGCCCGCGAGCCTTGGCTACTTCCTAGTGGAGACGAGCTGCGCTGGTCGCGCGGCCAACCTCTCGGGTTGATGCCCAGTTACGGGATCTTCCACCTCACACACCGAGCGATGATTCGCCAGTATGGAGTCCCTGACGCCGATCTCGTTCTCTTAGGAGACGACGTAGCGATCAAAGGAGACGCATCCGCATTTAGGTACTTGACCTTATGCGATGACGTGGGTCTGCAGACATCTGCAGATAAGACGTTGGTATCCAATCGAATTGCCGAGTTCGCGGGGTCTCTTATAACTGCAGAGGGAGTGAATCCCCAGTTTAAATGGAGAAACAGTACCCGTGGGAACGCACTAGACCTGGTGCGAAATCTCGGTCCCGCCATAATACCAATTGTGGCGAGAAACTCGAACGAACGTAGGGCCATCGAGATGTTATCAACGTGGCCCGAGTGGCAGGGAGGGTTCGGTTGGAATCCGGGAGGACTCCCACTATCCGAACGCCTTGCCCCCCGTGTGTGGGTCGAAAGTCTCGAGAGAGACGATCTTACCCCCATGGAAGGTCTGTGGCGCGACTTCGATAAGCGAGTTGACTGGTCTCAAACCGGTCACAATCTCGTTCTCTTACGTCACGCGATGCGCTACGCCGAACAGGCGAGCGATGATCAGTTCAGACAGTCGTGG